CATTTGTGTTGCATAATTGTCATATACTTTGTATATGTATCGTCCAATGTTGGACACCTCAATTGACCATTGGCAGAGCTGTACACGGCTTGTGAGTATGTGACATGACCATCTTCGATGGGGGGGTGGTATAAATGAGCATCGGCTTTGTAACACACCTTTGGTGTGAAAACTCCCCCTATTATTTCACCATAAATGGTGGCAACTGATTGCATAACAGTTGTCGTAGACAAGTAAGTGCTTGAAACTATGTATACCTTCGGTATGTCGGTGGAATGTGAGGCACAATCGGTTCTCACCTGCGTCATGACCTTGCATTATGCGGGCAATTGCGCCCATGAGGTTGGGGTGGGCAGGGGCCATAGGGGGGTAGTGCGTTAGTATACATGTATAAATACACAGATCAGGAAATATCACTGTTAACCACATTACAAACATAGTGCTTTACATGTATATAGGGCCGATGTGGACCTATTATATGTGGGATATTGTTCCGTATAATCACGATAAGTGGGATAATCTCCCTATTATTGGACACTAATACGATTTGGGGTTGACATGTTTTGTAGAATGTGTAAAACTATATATGTTAGGTGTTAGGGTAGGGTCACTTACAGTGATACACGTACACTGTAACAGTTAAATGATTATATACTTATCTATATATTATACTTAACTATATAAACATGTAAGTAAAACACGTACAATGTATACACTAACAAGTGAAATCTGCCTTTAGGCGAGGACTTTGTACAAATAAGTATTGACAATGGCAAAGAAATCAGTAAAACTATATACAGATAATGTTTTAGAAGAGTTCTATAAACATGTATTAGATGGTAACTTAGATAAGTTGCACATTCCTCATAGTGATGTATTTTATGTAAAGACTGCAGTGGATGCCCACTACGGTAAATCATTTGCGTTAGAGCACGTAGAGTGGGCTATGCGTATGGAAGGTTGGACGGACGGACATGACGGTTGAATATAGAGGTGAAACATTCAGTGGGTACAATAAACCCAAGCGTACACCTAAACACCCTACCAAATCTCACGTAGTACTTGCAAAGGAAGGTACTACCATTAAGATGATACGATTTGGTGAGCAAGGTGCAAGCACTGCAGGTAAGCCAAAGTCCGGTGAATCAGATAAGATGAAAAAGAAACGTGCAAGTTTTAAGGCACGTCATGCAAAGAACATTAAGCGTGGTAAGTTGAGTGCAGCTTACTGGGCAGATAAAGTAAAATGGTAAAGGAATAATAAAATGGGTAAGGCAACTGGAATTAAAGGTTTATTAGACAGGTTATTAAAACCTAATACACCTACAGAAGTACGCTCTGTAAAGAGTCAAATTCGTCAGAAGGTACTAGATAATCCTAGACTTACTGGTGCTACAGAAAAAGATGCTTTGGCAGAAATTAATGCTATGGCAAATAAGCGTATTGCGGAAATGAAATCGGCAAGTGCCTCAACCAAAACTGCATTGCCTTCAGCTGAAGCAAACAAACGTGTTAAAGAGCTAAAGCGTCAAGAGAATATACGTACCTCTGAATCTAAGAGTAGTATTAATAAAAGTCGTAATGTATCTAAAGCGGATGTTATGGCTGCAAATACTGCCGCTATGTTCCGTGATATGCAAAAGCGTATTGATGCAATGCCGGATGGTATGCGTAAAAAAATGATGTCCGACCTATTAACTGCACAAGAAAAAAAGTTTAAGGCGGAACAAGGTGCAGAGCTAGATACAATGACACGTAAGCAAACTCAATCTGCACGTGATCGTAAAGAGTTTAAAGGCTACACACCTAGGTCACCTTTTTCTAAAGGTGGTATGTCTAAGAAACGCATGGCGTACAAAGCAGGTGGCTATGTTAACTGTGGTGCATCTATGCCCGGAACACAAGGTAAAAAATAATGGCAGTTAAATTTAAAACATGTAAGGGGTGTCCTACCCCTACAAAGTGTAAGGCAGTGGGAAAATGTATGGGGAAGAAGAAGAAATGAAATTCCTAGACTATAAGGATGTCTTGGAGGAGCATGGGTATCTTGTAACGGCAGAGGCTGTGACTACACGCTTAGGTGATGTACTTGCAGCTTTTGACCCATACGGAGATTATTGGTGTTGTGACGGTAAAGTTCAAGAGCTACTAAGTACTAAACCTAAAAGTACTAAGGTTCGTGCTCGTACAGATAAGGGTCATTTTGTAAAGGATGATCCTACTACACCTGAAGATGAAGCATGGGTTGATGCTTAATGGTTGAAATTCGTGCATACAATACTGTAACAAAAGGTTTAACGACTACCGCTACATCTGGCGGTGCTAGTGCCGATCTTGTGTATGTATGCCCTGCTAACTTTGATGCAGAGATAGTATTTCTACATATTACTAATGGCGATACGGCTAATCACAATATAAGTTTGCAATGGTATCACGCAGATACAAATACATATCACCATATACTGAATGATAAAAGTGTAGCTGGTAAAGATGTGTATAACGTCATAACTTCTGATAGACTATTCTTACATGCAGGTGATAAGATATTGGCTTTTGATGGCTCTAGTGGTTCTTTAGAAGTGTTTATGTCTGCAAAAGAATACTATAATCCCAACAGATAAACTGTGTATCATCCCGGTAGGGTAATAGCGGGGTTGCAATATTGTCCGTAGTATGATATAACTAAGTATGGTATAACTTCCTTGTATACTTTGATATGTAAGTATACATTCATGGAACAAGGAGTTATAAACATGAAATGGTTAGTTAATTGGTTTGAAGCAATCGCAGTAGCACAGCAACGCCGTGCAGACTTTTGGTTACTTCAGAATATGACGGACAAAGAACTAAAAGATATTGGAATTGCACGTGGTGAAATCAACCAAAAAATCTTCAACGGTTAATGCGGCTGGTAATTATACTAAGCCTACTATGCGTAAGCGTCTTGTTGCCTCCGTTAAGGCAGGTGGCAAAGGTGGAAAGCCCGGACAGTGGAGCGCAAGGAAGGCCCAAATGGTCGCAAAGCAATACAAAGCAAAGGGTGGGGGCTATAAATAATGGCCCTCTCCAAATCACAGAAAAGTCTTAACAAGTGGACAAAGCAAGACTGGAGAACCAAAAGTGGTAAACCTTCTACGCAAGGCCCAAAAGCTACTGGGGAGCGTTACCTTCCAGCTGGAGCTATTAAAGCTATGTCTAGTGGAGAGTATTCAGCAAGTACAGCTAAAAAAAGAAAAGATACAAAAGCTGGTAAACAATTCTCTAAGCAACCTAAAGCTGCAGCTAAAACGTCTAAGCGTTTTCGTAGGACGTAAAGATGACTGAGTACGATCTAAATCAAAACGGTGTACTTGACCCTGAAGAACGGGAGATTATGCTCGAAGATCGTAGGCGGCGTATGGAAGATGAAGACGCCAAGCGTGATGCACAACGTAACATGACATGGTTTGCGCTGTCCGGTATGGTTATGTACCCGGCAGCTATTGTTGTATCTTCTGTAGTAGGTTTAGATACCGCCGCTGGATTGATTGCCGACATTGCAAATATCTATGTAGTGTCTGTATCTGCCCTTGTTGGTGCGTACTTTGGCTTTAACGCAATGGGTGCTAAAAAATGATTGGTCAAATCTTAGGTGCAGTAGGTGGACTAGCTACAACTTATCTTGACGGTAAGGTTGCGGTACAGAAAGCCAATGCGGAGATTAAAGTCAAGCAAGCTACTGGTGAGATTGACTGGGACATTGAAGCTATCAAAGCTACCCAAAATAGCTGGAAGGACGAGTGGATTACTTTACTGTTTAGTATTCCACTCATTCTTGCATTTTGTGGTGACTGGGGTAACCAGATTGTACAGGCAGGTTTTACTTCACTGGAAGCTATGCCTACTTGGTATCAATATTCGTTAGGCGGTATCGTCAGTGCCAGCATAGGTATGCGATCAGTATCTAAATTCTTTACAGGTAAGAAATGAAGTACACTAAAGACTTAGTAGTATTGATTATGGCAGGAGGTCTTATGGGCCTTCTTGGACTTATTGTAGTAGATGAGTTTATGATAGCCGCTGAACATAATGCCGAACTCGACCAAAACATTGTAGAGTTACTTCAGATGTCTATTACAGGCATTATTGGAGTTGTTGCTGGCTATGTCAGTGGAAAAGGAAAAGAGTAATGACATTTAAATTATCTAATCGTAGTCTTGCCAAGATGGAAGGTGTAGACGAAAACTTAGTAGCGGTAGTAAAACGTGCTATTGAACTTACTAAAGTAGACTTTGGTGTAATCTACGGCCTCCGTACTGTAGAAGAGCAAGAAAAGCTTGTAGCTGCAGGTAAGTCACAAACTATGAAGTCTAAACACCTAGAGGGCCGTGCCGTAGACCTCATGGCCTATGTGGATGGCAAAGGCGTATGGGAACTAAATGTCTACGATGACCTTTGTGACGCAATGAAAGAGGCAGCTAAGGAACTTGGTGTAGCAATCAAGTGGGGTGCAGCTTGGTCAGAGGGTGACATCTGTACATATGAAGGTACAGCGGAAGATGCAATGATGGCATACGTAGATTTACGTAGGTCACAAGGCCGTAGACCCTTTATCGACGGTCCTCATTTTGAATTGATGTAAAGGAAGTACTATGGCTCGTGAGTTAACGGAACGTCAACAAAAGTTTCTAGCAGTCCTTATGGATGAAGCAGGTGGTGACATTACCGCCGCTAAGATGTTGGCTGGTTACTCCGCAAATACTTCTAATGCAGAAGTTACTAAAGGTATTAAAGAAGAGATTATCGAAGTAACACATACTTTTCTTGCACGTAATGCGCCAAAAGCTGCGATGGCTATGGTAGGTGCATTGTATGATCCTACAGAGCTAGGTATTCGTGATAAGATGCAAGCTGCAAAAGAACTACTTGATCGTACTGGTTTGGTTAAGACTGAGAAGATGCAAGTGGAAGCAAAGGGTGGCGTCATGCTTATGCCAGCTAAAAACCCACAGGATGATGATGACTAAAAAAGTAGGTACGTGGAAATTACCACAACCAACCGACCTCAAAGAAGATAATGTATGGGTATCTATCCCACGTGTAGCAAGAACAATTCCTTTTGGGTACGAACTTGACCCAAACGACAGTGGAATCCTCTTGCCAATTACCCACGAACTTGATATGCTTGAGCAAGCAAAGAAATACATTAAACAGTATTCATATCGGGAAGTGGCGAACTGGCTTACCAGAAATACAGGTAGGTCAATATCGCACGTAGGATTAAAGAAACGGTTGGACAATGAGCGACAAAGAAAAAACAAAGCTGGAAGCCTACGCAAATGGGCAGACTATGCGAAAAAGGCAATCGCCAAAGCGGAAGAAATCGAAAACAACCGCATCGGGGCAAAAGAAAACGACAGCGAAGGCGAAGCAGCCTAGTCCTACAGTACTATTAGATGACTTTACCACTAAGGTTGAAGAAGACCATAATGTAATTTTTAAACCTAACGTAGGCCCACAGACTGACTTCCTTGCATCAAGTGAACGTGAGGTGCTGTATGGAGGCTCTGCAGGGGGCGGTAAAAGTTACGCTATGTTGGCCGACCCGTTACGTTACATGGGCGTTCCAGCCTTCGCTGGTGTTCTCCTCCGACATACTACGGAAGAACTTCGTGAGCTTATAACTAAGTCACAAGAAATGTACCCAAAGATTTGGCCCGGTATCAAGTGGTCAGAACGCAAGATGACATGGACTGCACCATCGGGAGCTACACTGTGGTTGAGCTACCTAGATAAAGACCAAGACGTTACTCGTTATCAAGGTCTCGCATTTAGTTGGATTGGCTTTGACGAACTTACACAGTGGGCTACACCTTACGCATGGAACTACATGCGCTCACGGTTACGTACTGCAGACCCTGCGCTTCCGTTGTCTATGAGGGCTACTACTAACCCCGGCGGCAGAGGACATCACTGGGTAAAGAAAATGTTTATTGATCCTGCCCCTGCAGGTAAATCGTTTATAGCTACAGACATTGATACAGGTGAGCAACTAAAGTATCCTGCAGGACACGAGAAAGCTGGAAAGCCTTTATTTAAACGCAGGTTTATTCCAGCTAGACTTTCTGACAATCCTTATCTGTCAGAACAAGGTGACTACGAAGCAATGCTTTTGTCATTGCCAGAGCAACAGCGTAAGCAATTGCTTGAAGGTGATTGGGATATTAAAGAAGGCGCAGCTTTTACAGAGTTTGACAGAAATGTACACGTAGTTGAGCCATTTGATATTCCAAGTAACTGGGTAAAGTTTAGAGCTTGTGACTATGGGTACGGAAGCTACTCCGGTGTTGTATGGTTTGCAGTGTCTCCTAGTGAACAGCTTATTGTTTATCGGGAGCTATACGTAAGTAAAGTACTTGCAGTTGATCTTGCCGACATGGTTATGGAACTTGAAGCAGGTGACGGTAACATTAAGTACGGCGTACTTGATAGCTCTTTGTGGCATAGACGTGGTGATACAGGCCCAAGCCTTGCAGAACAAATGATACATAGAGGGTGTCGCTGGCGTCCGTCTGACCGTTCTAAAGGGTCTCGTGTAGCAGGTAAAAACGAAATACACCGTAGGCTACAAGTAGACGAATATACAGAGGAAGCAAGGTTAGTATTTTTTAATAACTGTACTAATATTATTTCACAACTACCTGCTTTACCTATTGATAAAAGAAATCCAGAAGATATTGACACACACGCAGAAGACCACTTGTACGATGCACTAAGATATGGTATTATGTCGAGACCACGGTTTAGTGTATTTGACTTTGATTCAAGTAACACGCAGTATGGTAGAATGCAGGTAGCGGATTCTACGTTTGGTTATTAAGGAAAGATAGATGGCAGAAGAGAACGAAGGCTTCATCGAAGATGACGCAATTGCATTAGCAGATAGCGAAGACTCATCTATTGACGATGTAGACTCCTCTAAAATTATTCCATTTATTATGGAAAAGTATAATCGTGCCGATGATTATCGTCAGCAAGATGAACAGCGTTGGCTACGGGCCTATCGTAACTATCGTGGTTTATATAGTCCAGATGTTCAGTTTACAGAGGCAGAAAAGTCTCGTGTATTTATTAAAGTAACTAAAACAAAAACACTCGCTGCCTATAGCCAAATTGTTGATGTTTTATTTGCCGCACAGCGTTTTCCTTTATCTGTTGACCCTACAGAATTACCAGAGGGTGTAGTTGCAGATGTAAACTTTGATCCAAAAGAACCAGAGCAATTACGTGAATCTAATTTAGATGAGTTGGTAAGTCCTTACGGGTACGCAGGAGACAATCGTGATTTACCTGCAGGTGCCACTGCTAAGACATTAGCTGAAAGCTTAGGCCCACTCAAAGATAAATTTGAAAACGTAGAGGGAGTACGTGAAGGTGTAGGTAAAACACCTACAGCCATTACATTTAGCCCCGCTATGATAGCAGCTAAGATGATGCAAAAGAAAATTCATGACCAGCTAGAAGAGTCCGGTGCAAGTAAACACTTGCGTAGCACAGCGTTTGAGATGGCTCTTTTTGGTACAGGTGTAATGAAGGGTCCATTTGCAGTTGACAAAGAATACCCAAGCTGGAATGATGAAGGTGAATACTCACCCACTATTAAAACTATCCCACAAGTTTCGCATGTATCTGTATGGAATTTTTACCCAGACCCAGATGCAACTAATATGGACGAAGCTCAGTATGTAATTGAGCGCCACAAAATGTCACGTAGTCAATTGCGTGGACTTAAACGTAGACCATTCTTCCGTAACAATGTTATTGATGAAGCTATTCAATTTGGTGAAAACTATACCAAAGAATACTGGGAAGATGATCTTTCCGATTACTCACCTGACCACGGTGTAGAACGCTTTGAAGTTCTTGAGTACTGGGGTATGGTAGATGTAGAAATGCTTCTTGAACAAGGTGTAGATATTCCAAGTGAACTGTCTGAAGTAGACGAACTACAAGCTAATGTTTGGATTTGTAATGGCAAACTACTTCGTATGGTTTTGAATCCGTTTAAACCTGCACGTATTCCTTATATGGCTTCCCCTTATGAATTAAATCCTTATTCATTTTTTGGTGTGGGCATTGCAGAAAACATGGACGATACCCAAACACTTATGAATGGGTTTATGCGTATGGCGGTAGATAATGCTGTACTATCCGGTAATCTTATTTTAGAAGTAGACGAAACTAATCTAGTACCGGGACAAGATATGTCTGTATATCCCGGTAAGGTATTTAGGCGGCAGGGTGGCGCACCCGGACAAGCTATTTTTGGCACCAAGTTTCCTAACGTATCTGGAGAAAACTTGCAGCTATTTGACAAAGCCCGTGTACTTGCGGATGAAAGTACTGGCTTTCCTAGCTTTGCACATGGTCAAACAGGTGTTAGTGGTGTAGGTCGTACAGCTTCCGGTATATCTATGCTTATGGGCGCAGCACAAGGTGGCATTAAAAATGTTATTAAGAATGTAGACGATTACTTGCTCCGTCCGTTGGGTGAGGGTCTGTTTAGATTTAACATGCAGTTTGACTATGACCCCAAGATTAAAGGTGACTTGGAAGTTAAGGCACGTGGTACTGAAAGCCTTATGGCTAACGAAGTACGCAGTCAACGACTTATGCAATTTATGCAAATTTCTTCTAGCCCAGCACTTGCACCTTTTGCTAAATTCCAGTATATTATTCGTGAGATTGCAAAGTCTCTTGAACTAGACCCAGATAAAGTTACAAACAACATGGATGAAGCTGCAATTCAAGCTGAACTCATGAAGGGTTTTCAGCAACCCGCCGCAGGACCAGAAGCACAGATGGACCCTACAGGCGCAGGTGGTGGTAATATAGGCACAGGCCAAGTACCTACCCCACAAGAACAAGGATTTAGCGGAAATGCAGAAGGACAGGGAGCACCTCAACAGGCTCAAGCCACTGGTCAACAACCACCAGCAATGGAATGACTTTAGTGACTATATTGATTTTGTAATTGCACAACAGCACCGTGCAATGGAACAGTCAGATAATATAATAACCGTACACAGGGCGCAAGGCGCTATTTATCAACTACGTAGACTAAAACTACTTAGAGATGAAGTATTAAAAGGATAATGCAGTAATGGAAAAGCAGATGGAACTTTTTGAGGATGGTGGTCTCAAAGACGAAGGCGGTATGGTAGACGAAGAATCTGGCAATGAAGTTCCTGTAGGCGGTACACGTAAAGGTGTTCGTGACGATATTCCCGCTAACATTAGTGAAGGTGAGTTTATTTTTCCAGAAGACGTTACCCGTTACATCGGTTTAGACAAGCTTATGCAGTTACGTCAAGACGCTAAGATGGGTCTCAAGCGCATGGAAGCAATGGGTCAAATGGGTAACTCTGACGAAGCTACTATGGAAGATGACTTACCCTTTGGTATGGCTGATCTTATTATTGTAGGTGGTATGCCAGAAGGTGAAGAAGAGTTAAACATGGCGGAAGGTGGTTTAACTACTACCGCTACAGGCTCTACACGAACTGTTGCTCAACCTACCGTAGAAGAACCTACTACGCCTGTAACAACACAACCTACCGCAACACGAAGACTTACACCAGAGCCTGTAGCTACAAGTTCTATACCTATAGACTTTAAACAGTTAATGGGTGATGCAGCTATTGAGTATAAAGAATACCGTAATGCTGCAGGTGAGAGCGTGATGATTCCGTTTGTAGGTGGGGTTGCTCAGTTCCCTGTTCCAGATGGCTATACACTATACTCAGGTACAGATGCGGTAGTCAATACTAATACTACTGCAGGTGCAATTGTACGTGCAGCAAATACTGCTACTGCAGAAGTTAGGGCAGCTTCTATGGGTGGTGATAATGATACTCCCCCTCCAATGCCTACAGCGGAAGCTATTAACTGGTCAGGTTTATCTACTAAAGAATTAATAGAGCGTTCTGCAGAACTGACAGGTACAGGTAGTACAATTGCTAAAGGTGCTATGGCATTCCTTGGACCATTTGGCGCTATTGGTTACGCCATGATGCGGCACCAAGAAAAGAAAGTTGCAGCAGAAATCGCTACTCGTTTGGCTAAGGGCGGTTTAACTGCGGCGCAAAGAAAAAGTTTGACTGAGACTCAAGAAAAATTAGCACCCGCTAAAGTTACTACACTTTTTGGAAAAGTAATTGAGTTTGTAGGTGGTGCTCTTGGGCTAACAGGTGATGATGTAGAGGCAGCTAAGAAAAATACAGCTAAGATAGAGACTTCTTTAGAAGAACCTGTGCAAGACTCTGCCCTTCCTGCCGATCCTACTACGCAAACTACCCAAGTATTTGATTTAGGAGATGTTGAGGGTCAGTATTCAACTTCACCTGCTGGCACTCCTTTGCCAGCGCCTAGACGAACTCAAATGGACATTATAGCAAAAGCTACCGAAATAGCTTCGACTCTTGACTTTATGCAAGACGAAGATGCAATCATGCAACAGACTGTTGCGCCTAGTGGTGAAGATATTGTAATGCAACAACCGGTAGTTTCTAGGGAACAATTGTATGCATCTGATGCAAATCAACAACCTGTTTTTGATCAGCCAGTTACTGCGGAACCTTCTCGTGCTGATCAAATTCTTTCCGCAAAACAGGAATTAATTCAAGATGCCTTCCAGACTAATGTTGCAAACATAAGAGACCCTAGAAAACAAGAGGAAGCTACGGGATACAATCGTCAGATTGATCCTAATGTTTTTTATAATCAAGATATAGATATGGGCGCTGCAGGTTACGGACCTCAGCCCCTGCAAAAACAGATGACTAGTGCTTTTGACCCTTCTTATGGTAACTATGCTGTAACACCACAACAGGTAGCTTATAGTACTTCTACAAGTCAGAGCAATGAGGATAAGTATGACCCACGAGGAATTTTACCTACTGCTGAACAGCTCGAGTCAGAAAAGTTTCCTGTACCGCCTAGCCCTGTTACTGTTGAAAGATTTCCAGTACCACCAAGTCCTATTACGGGAACAGACCTTAGACCAAAGGAAGTAAAAGATGCACCTATTTTAACAGTAACTCAAGATCAAGTAGATGCGCAACGTGCGGCGCAAGCTGGGCCAGAAGTACCCGGTGGGACTTTACCTATAAGCACACCTATAAGCACACAGACACAGCAAGCATTTAATACAAATTTGTATACACAGCCTAGTAACATACTTCCTAAAGTAGGTGTTCCTACAAAAGTGTTAGATACTAAGGGGCTTACACCTACCAGAAGTCAAGTGCAAACTTCTACTACTAACGATCTAGGTGTTCCTACAAAAATGTTAGACACTAAAGGACTTACACCAACACCTACACAACCAGTTGTTGATACTGCTATGGATGCTAGAGAGCAGTACTTAGGTAAACCTCGACAAGATTCATTTAAAGATGCTTTTAATCGTAATCGCCTTGCAGGTAAAGAAACATTTACTTTTAGAGGTAAAGAATACACAACCCAAACTGCTGAAGAAGCTGCACCTGCAGGTACTAATACACTTATTCAAAGTGCTAAAAATATACTTACGCCCTTTGATAACAAAGAGTATGTAGGGGGTAAACTAGTTACTACTAAAAAAACTACACCATCTTCTGGAAGAACTACTGCAGAAATTCAAGCAGACATTAACAAAGAAACTAAAAATGGTAAAGTTTGGACTTCTCGTGCAAATTCCCTAGTTAAGGAGCGAGAGGCTTCTAAAAGTAAATCTTCAGATAAAAATATAGTGACTGCATCTTCGGGTAAAAAGGTTACGGTACAGACTAAACCGTCTAGTAATAAAACTGAAGGTGCCGTTAGTGCAGGTGGTCAGTACGCTGGAGATGGCTTTGAGTGGAAAAAAGCAGACAATGGTAACTACTTAACCAGAACTTACACGGGCGTAAATGAAAACGCTACGGGAAGCAACGACACTTCTAGCGCCTCTTCAAGTAGTGATAGTAAGATTGTTTGTACTGCAATGAATACATCTTATGGATTTGGTAGTTATCGCCAAGCTATTTGGTTATCTTATTCAGAAAAGAACTTGACAAAGGCTCACGAAGTAGGTTACCATACATTATTTAAACCACTAGTAAAACTAGGGTATAAGAAAAATAATAAGATAGTACGTGCAATACTAGAAAACATTGCGAGAAATCGTACTGCAGACTTACGTGCAGAAATGCAGGGCAAAAAACGTAATACGTTAGGTCGTATATATCGTGCTATACTAGAGCCTACATGTTATATTGTAGGTAAGTATAAAATGTTTAAGGATAAATAGCATGGAAGAAGAAACATACACATTTGGAGATTACTACAGTGAAGTACAGAGTCGTACTAGCGCACTTTCTGATGAAGAAAAATCTATTTTAAACTCCTTAAAAACATCACCTCAAGGTGAGGTATTGGCAAAAGTACTAGGACCAGATTTAACTATGCTTAGTTCAATGTTAGAACCTACACCCAAGAAACGTGGTTTAGCGGCACGTACTTAATTCGCTAATTTGACTGGCTACTCATCCCCCTGCCAACACAGGCTACGGTGGCCCCAGTATGAAAGAACTAAAAATGAATGATACTACTATTACAGGTGAAGTAGAAACACCTAAAGTTGCAGCGTTTGCAAATCGTAAATACTCTAATGAAGATCGCCGTAAACAAGAACAAGAAGAGCTTGACCAACTTATTGCGGAACAAAACGGTGAACAGGAAGAAGTCAAAGAAGAAGATGAAAAACCTGTAAACGCAGAAGATAAAAGTTTTAAGAAGCGTTACGGTGACCTTCGCCGCCACATGCAAGAAAAAGAAAAAACGTGGGATGATAAGTTTAAACAACTTGAACGCCAGCTTGAACAGTCTACTAAACAAGAAATTAAACTACCTAAGTCAGATAGTGACATTGAAGCTTGGGCAGAACAGTACCCAGATGTAGCCGCTATTGTAGAAACTATTGCAATTAAAAAGGCACGGGAGCAAGCTGAAAGTTTAGAAAGCCGTGTAAAAGAAATTGATGAAATGAAAGCTGATGCTAATCGTAAAAAAGCAGAGGTTGAATTACTACAGGCACATCCTGACTTTGGTGAAATTAGAGACAGCGACCAGTTCCATGAATGGGTAGAAGAACAGCCTAAATGGGTACAAGATGCCTTGTACGAAAATGATAGTGACTCACGTTCAGCGGCACGTGCAATTGACTTGTACAAAGCTGACATGGGTATTAAGGCTAAAAAGCCATCTAGTAATCGTGATGCCGCTCGTTCTGTAAATAGTCGCAGCGGAAACAATGCACCAGAAACCGAAAGTAAAGTTGGTGTATTTTCTGAATCACAAGTAAATAAAATGTCTGCACAAGAATACGAAAAAGTTTCAGAAGAAATTATGGAATCTATTCGTACTGGTAAATTTGTGTACGATATGTCGGGAAATGCCCGATAAACCTATTGACATCTTAGTTATTTATGATATAACTATATGTACAATGTAATAGTGTTGGCCCCGCTAGGTATCAACTACGGTTACCCAACACTATTAACAACTCAGCAAACAATAATAACATCTATCGGACAACCTAATGTCTCATGGCCCGTTTAATAGAAGGTCGGCCAACTTTCTAAAGAACGCACCCTAGTAGCACATAGCCTTCGCATACGTAATTAATAGTTTGCATCTGTAATCTAAATGCTAAAGGAGAATTATTATGGCATTCGGAAAAGCTTCGGGTTATACCAACCTGAACTCAGGCAACTTCTCGCCTGTTATTTACAGCAAACAGGTGCAACTTGCATTTCGCAAGGCCTCTGTTTGTGACGCAATCACTAACAACGACTATTTTGGCGAAATCGCCAACATGGGTGACACTGTAAAAATTATCAAAGAACCTGAGATTTCGGTCTCTGCGTATCTTCGTGGTACAACTATCACTCAGCAAGACTTGACAGATAACGATTTCTCGTTAGTTGTTGATAAAGCTAACTATTTTGCTTTTAAAGTCGATGACATCGAAGAAGCGCATTCTCATGTCAATTTCCAAACACTTGCATCTGATCGTGCAGCTTTCCGTTTGGCTGACCAGCATGACCAAGAAGTTCTTGGTTACTTGTCTGGCTACAAACAGACCGCACTACACGCAAATGCAGGGGCAGTAAATGACCAAGTGAACGGTACTAAAGCAGACTCTGCTGCAGGTTCTGACGAATTGCTGGCGGCTAACAAGCTGATCAAAAGTTCTTTTGGTAACATTACTACTACATCAGCTGCGGATCACTCTATCCCAGTTGCTGCACGTCTTCCCGGTGCAACTGCACTTCCAACTGCTTATGTCTCACCTGCAATGCTTGTTGCACGTATGGCACGTTTGTTGGATGCGCAAAACGTACCGACACAAGGGCGGTGGATTGTAGTTGATCCTGTAATGATGGAAGTTCTCCGTGACGAAGATTCACGTCTTTTGAACGCAGACTTTGGTGGTGCAGGTCTCCAGAATGGTATGGTGTTGAATAACTTCCACGGTTTCCGTGTACACGTTTCAAACAACTTGCCTTCCGTAGGAACTGGTGCATCAACAACAGGTACAGCAAACCAAAACACTAACTACGGTGTGATTGTTGCTGGACATGATTCATCTGTTGCAACTGCAGAGCAGATCAACAAAACCGAAACATACCGTGATCCAGACAGCTTTGCTGATATTGTTCGTGGTATGCACCTATATGGTCGCAAGATTTTGCGCCCAGAAGGTCTTGTCACAGCTAAGTACAACTTGGCTTAAACAAAATAGGTGGGGCTGGCTACATGCTGGCCCCTTACCTGTATTTATAGATTGGCAAACACACACAATGGCTACATACATTACTCTTGTAAATGAACTGCTTCGTAGATTAAACGAAGTAACTATCAATGCTACTGACTTTGATAGTGTTCGTAATGTACAATCTATAGCTAAAGATGCAATTAATTCTTCAGTACGTGAGATATTGCAAGAGGCACAAGAGTGGCCTTTTACATTAGTTACGTACAATCAGCAACTAACTGCTGGTGTAGGTGTCTATGATTTTCCAAGTGATTATTCTAAAGCTGACTGGGAAACTTTTTATCTTAAACCTTTGGAGGGTAGTGACCCTACTGTACTTCCTGCCGTTACTTATGAAATATACTTACGTGCATACCGTGCTACGGATGATACTAGTGGCGCAGGTGGTTACGGTATTCCTACACATACGTACAAAACACAAGAAGAAAAGTTTGGTGTAACGCCAGTACCAGATAAAGCTTACACGGTAGAATATCGTTACTGGAAATACCCAGAAGACTTAGTACTGGCAGAGGATGTTTGTGTTATTCCCGCACGTTTTAAACATGTAATTATTGATGGTGCTATGATGTATATGATGCGTTTCCGTTCTAATGAACAGTCTGCAGCTTTGCATCAACAAAAGTTTAATACTGGTATTAAGTCTATGCGGCGTCTTATTGTAGATAGCCCAAGTTCACAACTATACTCTACTGCAATTACACAAAGCATTGGCTTTGGTGGTTCTATTAAAAGTACATTCTAGATGGATAATCTCAGAACGAACATTACTGTTTGCGCTGGTGGTTTGGTTACTAATGTAGACCCTATCACACAGGCATCCGCATTGAGTGGTAGTGCAATTCGTATGATTAATTACGAACCTGCGCTTTCTGGTGGATACAGGCGTATTAGTGGGTTTCAAAACGACTATGGAACTGTTCCCGGTGCAGGTGCTGTCTTAGGTGTAAATGTAAATGGTAACATTAGTGATGGTATTTTTGCTTGTAGAAAACCTTCATCTGGAAACAACTATCTACACAAATGGAATGACAGTACAGATAGTTGGGATACTGTAACTACTTCGGGTTCACCTAACATGACAAACGTAAGTCGTGTGCGGTTTGTTAATTACAACTGGTCTGGTGAGGTTATGCTTCTTACAGACGGACAAAATCCTGCATCTACTTACAATGGTACTACCTACACTCAGATTACCCACGCAAATGCTCCTAATAATCCTAAGTTTGCAGAAGAGTTTGCTTCTCATATATTTTTAGCAGGTGATTCTAGTGACCCATACAACTTACACTTTAGTGCTCCTTTAAATGCTGTAGATTTTAGTCCCGCTAATGGTGCAGGTGTTATAAATGTAGGTTATAATATTACAGCCATTAAAAAGTTTCGTAATGAACTGTATGTTTTTGGGCCAAACAATATTAAAAAACTTGTAGGTAATAATCTAGCAAACTTTCAACTACAAAGTGTTACATCTAACTTAGGTTGTGTTGCCCCTGACTCTGTAGTAGAATTTGGTGGTGATCTTTTGTTTTTAGGGCCGGACGGTATTCGTCCTATTTCTGGTACTGACAGGATTGGTGACGTTGAGCTTGCTCCAGTATCTAAAGAAATACAAGACATCTTTGATAACTATTACTTGTCAGAAGACATTGTAGATGTTAGTATTGTAGTTATTAGAAAGAAATCACAGTTTAGATTTTTCTTTAAGAACGAAAGTTCTCTATCCCTAATTGGAGCTATTCGTAAATCAGCAAACAAACAAAGTATTTTTGAATACAGTCAGCTTATTGGTATTGAAGCTAACTGTGTTGCGTCTGGGTACATAGGTCAGTTTGAACACGTTATTCACGGAGATGGTTCCGGTAAAGTATTTCGTCAAGAAAAAGGTCAGTCTTTTAATAACGAAGATATTTTTAGCTTGTATCAAACTCCTTACTACTACATGGAAGACCCAGAAGTACGCAAAAGTATTTTGTCGTTACATACATATCTACGTTCAGAAGGTACAACGGAAGTCTTTGTAGGTGTATCATACGACTATGATGACGTAAACACTAACAACCCATCAACTTATGATTTTTCTACTGAAGGGGCAGCGGCATTATATGGTACAGCTATTTATGGCGCTGGTGATATTTATGACGGTAACCCTTCACCTAAAAAACTAACTAATGTATCTGGTTCTGGCAACTCTGTTTCTATTAGCTACGTTACTAATAATCAAAGTGCAAGCCATACTATTCAAGCTATTACCATTACGTATGGCATAGCAGACAGGAGATAAACCGTGGCAGGTTACACAAGACAATCTACAGCAGACATCATCCCTACAGCAACGGTACGTGCTGCCCCAATTAACGCTGAGTATAACGCTCTGCGTGATGCCTTTGCTGCGACAGGTGGTCACAAGCATGACGGTACAACAGGTGAAGGTGAATATGTACCTCTGATCGCTGACCTAGATGCTAAGAATAAGGTACAGGTAAATACAGGTACAAACACTGTAGACTTCTACGTTGAAGTATCTGGTGTGCCTGTAGAACAGATCAGTGTACGTGATGGTGTTATCCGCCCTATCACAGATAACGACATTGACCTTGGTGCTACAGGTGCTGAGTTTAAAGACTTGTACATTGACGGTGTAGGTTATATTGACACATTAGCTGTACATGAAAATGCTACAGTAGCTGGTACACTTAACGTAACTGGTGTTATTACTGCTCCTGCTGGTGTCGTAGCTAATATTACAGGTAACTTGACAGGTAACGTAACGGGTAATGTTACAGGTAACTTGACTGGTGATGTTACATCAACTGGTACTTCTACCTTCTCTGATCTTGATGCAGTTGACCTTTCTGCCACAGGTACAACAGTTATTACATCTGGTGACATTAACTCTGGTACTATTGATAACTCAGTCATTGGTTCAGCTACACCTGTTGCTGGTACATTCACTACCCTTAACGCTAACACCAGCCTGACTGCAACTACTGCAGATATTAACGGTGGTACTATTGATGGTACTACTATTGGTGCTACTAGCCACACTACTGGTAAGTTCACGACACTGCAGTCCACAGGCCAAGCTACACTTAATACTGTAGACATCAACGGTGGTAACATTGACGGTACTGTAATCGGCGCTGTAGGTACTGCCGCTGGTAGCTTCACTACACTGTCTACCTCTGGCCAAGCTACACTAGCTACAGCGGATATTAATGGCGGTACTATTGACGGAACCACTATCGGTGCAAGCTCTGCAACTACTGGTGCCTTTACTACAGTAACTGCCTCTGGTGGTGTTACAGCTAACCTGACAGGTAACGTAACAGGTAATGTCACAGGGAACGTGACAGGTGCAGTAACAGGCAATGTCACTGGTGATCTCACAGGTAATGTAACTTCCGCTGGTACATCCACATTCAACAACGTGACCATTGATGGCACACTGAACATGAATGCTGGCACAACTGCTACCATCACCAACCTTACCTCACCTACCAATACAAATGATGCAGCTACTAAGGGCTATGTAGACACACAGGTATCTAACCTTGTAGACTCAGCACCGGGTACACTTGATACTCTTAACGAACTTGCTGCAGCTTTGGGTGATGACCCTGACTTTGCTACTACAGTAACTAACAGCATTGCCACTAAGCTACCTCTTGCTGGTGGTACAATGACAGGTGCTATTGCCATGTCCACTAATAAGATCACTGGTGCAGGTGATCCTACAGCGGCACAAGACGTAGCAACTAAAGCTTACACAGATACTCAGCGGGATACTCGTGTAGCCAAATCTGGTGATACTATGTCCGGTAACCTTGCAATGGGTTCCAACAAAGTAACTGGCTTAGCTGCTCCTACTGATGCTAACGATGCCGTTACTAAAACGTATGTAGATACAATTACAGGTAGCAGTACATCTGCCGCTGCCAGTGCCGCAGCCGCTGCTACATCTGCATCTAACGCAGCTACAAGCGAGACTAACGCAGGTAACTCTGCTACAGCCGCCGCATCAAGTGCCAGCAGTGCTGCAGCATCATATGATGACTTTGATGACCGCTACCTTGGTGCTAAGAGTTCTGCACCTACAGTAGATAATGATGGTGATGCACTTGTTATTGGTGCTTTGTACTTCAATAGTACAACTAACATTATGAACGTATATGGTTCTAGTGGGTGGCAGTCTGCTGGTTCTGCTGTCAATGGTACATCTGATCGTATTACTTACACTGCCACTGCAGGTCAGACAGTCTTTGCTGCTACCTATGATACAGGCTATGTAGATGTATATCTTAATGGTGTTAAACTTATCTCTGGTACAGACTTTACTGCTACCAATGGTACAAGCATTACGCTTACCACAGGGGCTGCAGTCAGTGACGTAGTAGACATTGTAGCTTATGGTACATTTGTAGTCTCAGATCACTATACTAAACTGCAGTCAGATGCTCGTTACGTTGAAGTAGCTGGCGACAGCATGACGGGTAATCTGGATATCACTGGGACTTTGACCAGCGATGGGCTGACTGTGGAAGGCAATTCATCTGTATCTAAGAATATGACCAATGGTTCGTCAGCCGCATTTACTGACCCACATCTTGCTCTAAAGGCAACTAACTCAGTAGACACTACTGGTTTTGTGGGAATGAGTTTTGCAACAAGTGATAATACAAATTATGGGTTTTCTTTAGGTGCAGTTCGTTCAAGTGGTGGTGTAGGTGACTTAGTTTTTAGAAACCATTATAACTCTGCACAAGGAACTAAAAAATTAACCATAGCTACAAACGGCGATATCAGCTTTTTTGAGGACACAGGCACCACGCCAAAGTTTTTCTGGGACAGTAGTGCTGAGGCGCTGGGGATTGGCACAACCTCAACAGGTGGTGAAACATTCGTAGTTGAAAAGTCATCAGGCACTCCAACAATTCGCATTAATGCTCCATCTGGAAGTCAAGCACAATTGAAACTACAGGCCGATGGCACTGTTACAGATACGCAGATGATCCACGCTAATACAGACGCATCTCTTGGCTTTAGTCGTTGGAATGGTGCTGCATATCAGGAACATATGCGCATCACATCGTCAGGATCGGTTGGTATTGGCACGAGTTCGCCTGACTTAAAGCTAGACGTTTCCCACGGGACAACTTCTCAGTATGTTGCCACATTTCAAAATACCGCAGACAGCCTTGAGCTAAAAATAGGCACAACAACAGGTGGTGCTCTTAACATCCAAGGAGCAAATGCAAATAACAACAATGCTTATGACATAGGCATACAAGCTGACGGAGGCAATGTTGGTATTGGGACGACTTCGCCTAGTTCTCTTAATGTTAATGCACGTAACTTAGTCGTGGGTTCTGGCTCTGGCACGAAAGGTATCACAGTCTACAGTGGCTCATCTAACTCTGGTGCAATGTACTTTGCAGATGGCACTTCTGGAGCCTCTACTTATGCAGGAAGCATAACTTATAACCACGCTGACAACAGTATGAGTATTGGAACTAACGGCTCAGAACGCATGCGCATCGACAGCATCGGTAATGTAGGGATTGGTTGTGTTCCTAATTCAATACAGTCTGGCTTTGATACATTACAAATTGGTGGAAATCTTACACTTAATGTAGATAGCACAGGTGTGGGCGCTGGTGTCTACGTGGGCAACAATGTCTATAGAGACAGTGGAAACAGTCGTTGGGAGTACATTAATACAGACGAAGCCACTCAATATATACAAGCAAATGGTGAACATATTTGGAGATATGCTGCCTCTGGTTCTGCTAATGCTGCAATCTCTTGGTCAGAAGCCATGCGCATCGACAGCAGCGGTCGGGTAGCGATTGGCGGCACTACAGTTACTGACGCAAACATGTTAAACATCCAAGGTTCTGGAGCCAGTAGTAATATTGGGGTAGTTTTTAACAACACAAATACGTCTAAAATATACGGCATACAGAACGGTGGTTCAGAACTAAGGTTTCATGACTACAGTGCGTCAGCGACACGCATGCGCATTGACAGCAGCGGTAACTTGCTGGTGGGTAAGACTACCATAGCAACAGGTACAGCAGGTATTGCCTTACGATCTAATGGAGAGGTCAGAGGGACTGCTGATGGCGACTATGCTGCTAGGTTTTCTAGGC